CCTCTGGTTCTGCTTCTTCCAGCTCTCTTTATATTTATCTGGGTTATTCGCTTTCCACCTGCGGTTTGCTTCCCGCTGGAGAGCGCGTTTCCGCTCAAGTTTTTCAGCATCAGTCATTTCAATTACCTCTATAGGTAATTTAGTGATGCTGTATTGAGATGCAAGGGTCAAATGGCTTCCTCGACAAAAGCCTCGATGATGGGCTTGGGCTTGTCGAACTCGACCCTCTGGTCGTTGCCCAGATTGATGACGATCTTCACCGTCTCGCCGGCTACTCCGCCAGCCGCAGCTGCGCGCTCACCAACGCCGGAGCCCTTGATGAGGTGCCCCAAGATATTGGCCTTGGCGTTGTCGGAAGTTTCCGGGTCATGAAAAAGTGTCACTACATGTGGTAGGCAGAATTCGGTGACTTCTTGGAACAGGCGCTTCAGTTTTTCGGGCTTGTTCTCGGTGGAAGTCCACACGATGCGCGCGGCGTCGTAGTAATTCTTGTAAGCGATAAGCTCCTGATATTCCCTACCCTTCGCTTCCGTTATGCCGACGTTGCGGCAGATTTTCTCGAAGGGTTCGATCTCCATCGCCATGTGCTTGGCGAACAGTTGGAGCGTCTGATCGGCGTCTGAGAATACTGCTGGCTCGGTCATATAAGGTCCATAGATAGGGATTTACCTGTGAAGGTAACTGCATTATAACCTCAAGATATGGTTACGGCTATCCCCGGCGGCAATTTGCTGCGCGTTGTCACGAACGACCAGATGTTAGCCGCCGAAGAGGCGGACGCAGCTGCGCGCGTTGCTGCCGAAAATCCAGAGCCGGATTATTCCGGCCTCGTTGGGTTTCTGACCACTCAATATGAGATTATGCGCAATCACCGCGACAGCGCGTCCGGTTGGTCGGGCCGTCTACTGGAGAGCCTTCGGGCCTTCACTGGGCAGTATTCGCCAGACCAACTCCGCGAGATCGAGCGGTTCGGTGGCTCTAAAGTCTATGCGCGCGTCACAGCCATCAAAGCTCGTGGCGCGGCTTCGCTTTTACGGGACGTGTATCTCGGCTCTGAGAAGTCTTGGGGGCTTGATCCTAACCCGGACCCGGAAGTTCCCCCGGAAATTCACGACGCCATACAGCAGCTCATTCAGTCGGAGCTGGCGAACGCCCAGATGAACGGCCAGCCGGTCCCGCCCCCCGCGATCCGTGACCGTATGGCGCAGCTTCTCGAAGCGGCCCGCCAAGCAGCGAAAAAGAAAGCCGGTTCGCAGGCGCAGATTGCCGAAGATAAACTCGAAGAAATTCTGATGGAGGGCAACTTCTATAAAGCCCTCGCGGAATTTATCACCGATCTGACCATCTTCCCCTACGCCATCATCAAGGGGCCGGTCGTTCGGATCGTCCCGCAGGTGACGTGGGAAGGCGGCGCGGCGAACACCAAAAACACGCCGAAACTCTTCTGGCAGCGGGTGTCCCCCTTCGACATTTATTGGACGCCGGGGATCACCGACATTGAGGATGGCAACGTCATCGAGCGCAGCCGCCTCACCCGCGCCGACCTGAATGACCTACTCGATCTACCGGGCTACAACCACGAAGCTGTTCGATCTGTATTGGAAGACTACGGTCGTGGTGGCCTGCACGATAATTGGGATCAGACTGATAGCGAACGCGCGGTCTACGAGAACCGCGAAAACCCGCACACGAACCGGTCTGGAATGATCTCCTGCCTTGAGTTCCAAGGCAATGTTCAGGGTGAAATGCTGCTTGAAAACGGCATGGACCCATCCATGATACCGGACCCGCTGCGCGATTACTTCGTGCAGGCTTGGATGATTGGCCGATACATCATCAAGGTCCAACTCGCCCCTTCCCCGCGTAAGCGTCACCAGTATTATGTCACGAGTTTCGAGAAGCTGCCCGGCACGCCGGTCGGTAACGGTTTGCCTGACATCCTCGCGGATATTCAGGATGTGAGTAACGCGACGCTTCGTGCCCTTGTGAACAACATGAGCATCGCCTCCGGCCCGCAGGTCATCGTCAATGACGACCGTCTTGCGGACGATGAGGACGGGGAAGAACTTTTTCCGTGGAAACGGTGGCACGTCACCAATGACCCAATGGGCAATAACGGACAGGCCCCGATCTCATTCTTCCAGCCGAACTCAAACGCGAACGAGCTGCTGTCGATCTACACCAGCATGACGAACCTCGCGGATGAGCTGTCAGCGGTCCCGCGTTACCTGACGGGTGGACAGGCTGGGGCGGTCGGCCGGACGGCGTCCGGCCTCTCCATGCTCATGGGCAACGCCTCTAAAATTCTCCAGACCGTCGCGGCGAACATCGACCGCGATGTATTCGATCCTCTCCTCAACGCCCTCTACGATATGGTTATGCTCACAGACGAGAGCGGCCTGTTGACCGGAGAGGAAACCATCCGCGTTCTGGGCGTCGCCGTGGCGATCCAGAAAGAAACGCAACGGAGCCGTCAGCTTGAGTTCCTCACTGCAACAGCCAACCCCATCGACATGCAGATCATCGGGCCCAAAGGGCGCGCTGCTGTTCTTCGTCCAGTTGCTGAAAGTCTGGGTCTGCCCGGAGCTGAGATCGTCCCATCGGATGATGAACTCGACGCCCAGCAAAAGCAGGCTGCGATGCTTGCACAGCAGCAAGGGCAAGTTGGTCATTCTCAGGGCGGAGATCAGCCCCAACAGGCCCAAGGGCAAGGGGCTACTGGTGACCGTTCGAACGTCACCAAAGATACGGGTCCACGCACCCGCATTGCTGGCGGCCCGTAAGAAGGAGAGATCAAATGGCTATGCCTAGAGGTGCAAAGAAATCAGGAACGGGTCCGGGCTCGATGGGCGGCAAGCCCAAGGCTCCGGGTCTTTTGAAGGTGAAAGGCGCGAAGCCGTCCAAGCCCGTTCCCCCGAAACCGCAACCCAACATGATGACCGGCCCGGCCTTCAAGAAGGGTGGCGCGGTCAAAAGTAAATGCTGCAAATAACAGGAGTTGAGAATGGCTAAAGCATCGGGCGGCACGCCCTCAGTTTCGTTTCCGCAGGGCGGTTCGGGTTCCATGTTCGGCAAGCAGACCGCTGGCGCGCAGAAGCCCGGCGTGACCTCTCACGAAGTCACGGACAACGGCGACTTCGCGAAGGGTGGCTCCAAGCACATGTTTGGCAAGGGCCACGCTGACAAGATGCCGGAACAGGTCACTGCGCGTAAGAGCCAGTAAGGAGCGATCATGAAGACCACCCTTGGACGACGCGCTAAAGTCGTCAATGAAGAGAACGTCGATTTCTTCCACGGCACCGTGCAGTTCACGGGTGGTCAGACGTTCCAGCGTCGCTACGAGAACAACTACTCGAAGACGTCCCATGCGCAAGCCGACCGCGACGCTGCGGAGGCCCGCGCGCTTGGTCCCGACATGTCGCTGCCGAGCATCCTCGGCGGCGTTCGCGAAATCTGAGGTTTTCGATGACGTTTGGCGAAGCCCTCGCGGCATTAAAAATCAATCGACGCGTCACGCGCTCCGGTTGGAATGGCAAAGGTATGTGGTTGGAGCTTCAGCGCCCCGACCTCGGGAGCAAAATGACGCGGCCTTATATTTATATGAAGGCCGCTGATGACGCTCTTGTTCCGTGGGTCGCTTCCCAAAGCGATCTCTTGGCCGATGATTGGGCGGAAGTCTAAGTTACCATCGGGGGTAATATGAGCTGGGAAATTAATCAGGTCGACGTCGGCACGTTCTTCACCGAGGTTCGCCGCACGTTGTTCGGCGGCACGCTCACTGGCGATCAGGTCGAAGGCATGGAGAACGTGCTGGGCTACCGCGATCAGGTGTGGCCGGGGATGTGCGACGAAGAACTCGCGTATCTGCTCGCCACCGACAAGTGGGAGACTGCCCACACGATGCAGCCAATCGAGGAATACGGCTCGCAGTCGTATCTCCAGAGCAAGCCCTATTATCCGTGGTATGGCAGGGGTCTCGTCCAGCTGACGTGGGAAGACAACTATAAAAAGTATGGCTTCACGCGTCCTGAACAGGCGCTGGAATGGCCCGGAGCCCTGCACGTTGCTTTCGAAGGAATGATCTTCGGGCGCTTTACAGGGAAAAAACTGGGCGACTACATCACGCCGGGTCAGCGCCCGACGCAGTATCAGTATGAGGAGTGCCGTCGGATCATCAACGGCACCGACAAGAAGGTCGAGATCGCTGGTCTGGCGTTCAAGTTCCTCGACGCGCTGAACAAGGCGCGCGCTGCGTGGGTTCCGCCGGAAGTCGACGACCGCCCGGAAGAAGGCTCGCCGGAGTTGATCCTGCCGCCGCCGGAAGTTCCGCCGGAAGTTCCGCCGACCGACATGCCGACCGTGGACAATGTCGAGCCGGATGACGGCGAGGTGATGATTACGGAAGAAGACTTCACGCAGATGCTCCTCTACGTCATGGAGACGAACGAAGAAGTCCAAGACCTCATCCGTAAAATCGCAAACGACACAGACCGCCGCCGTGGCTGAGTGGCCCGGCGGAAAACCTAAACCGCAGCAGCCGGGGCCTTCACAGGCTCCGGCGCAGCAGCATTACGCGCCGCAATATGAACCGCCGCAATACACGGTGAACAGCAACGACGTCGCTGGCAAAGTTATCGACGCCTACCGCATCAACCCGATGTTGACCGGCTTGCTGTTGCTCAACCTGCTGATCTTCTGCGGCGCGGGCTGGTATCTCAACGTCGTCCAAGAGCGGACGGCGATGTATGTGAAGTCCCGCGACGGCGACCTCAAAGAGCTACAGAATAAAGCTCTCGATATGGCGTCGAAGTGCATCGTGCCGGACACGTCGTTCCAGCAGCGGTCGTATCCGCAGCCGCAGCCCTATTACCCGCAGTATTCGCCGGCTCCAAGCTATCAGCAGCCGTCGCCGCAGCCCCCGCCGGCTCCACAGCCGCAGCCACAGGCTATTGCGCCAACGCCGCCGCGTCAGACGCCGTTCAAGCAGTAGAGCTTCCACACCGGAAGGTGGGGCAACCCACAAATTAGAGGATGAAGATTATGGGTTTCAAAACGACTGAGCTTCGCGACAGCTTCAATGACGCGATGGAAAAGACGACCAATGTGTCGCAGCCGGGTGGTCAGGAGGCTCGTAAGGGTCGCATGACCGAAGGTGCCGCCACGAAGGAAACCGGCGTCGTCAACCCGACCCCGGAAGACCGCAAGGCCGTCCTCGACGCCGAGGACACGATTGTGAAGCACAACGCTTCGCGCTCGTCGCCGCTCGCGAAGTAATGAGAAAGGGTCAGGGCACCACCCTGACCTGCTTCCCATGAGCAAAGAAAAAGACCACGCGCTCATTCAGGTGGCGCACGATCTCAAGTCGTTCTCCCCGCAGATGTGGACCGACTTCGTTCGCGCGCTCGACGATTACGCGCTCATCAAATGTGTTGAGGCAGTGAACGCCCCGCTGGACCAAGCCCATGTCGCTCGTGGACATGCGCAGGGTCTGATGGCGCTTTCAATGCTGTTCCAGGATTTGGACGCGCGCGCCGCCGCCGTTCAGAAATTTCGTCAGCGGCACCGCCCGTAGCGCCCCGGCCCTACGCGCACAGGAGTAAACATGGCTACGCAAACCGCACCGGAAAACCGAATTGACCCGAACGTAAAAGTTCCTGCCGCCGTTCTGGCCGCAGCAGCGCGTTCAGAAGAACTGTTGAAGGCTCAGACCGAGCCGCAGGGTGAAGCGCCGCCCGAAGAAGCGCCGGCGGAAACGTCCCCGGAAGTAACAAATTCAGACACAAACTTTAGTAAAAGCGCGGACGAAGCTCCGCAAGTAAAGGACACGAAAGCTCCGGTCAGCGATGAGGCTTGGGAGCACCGCTACAATTCGATGAAGGGCCGCTTCGACCAGTCGCAAGCCAACGTGCAGCGTCTGTCGCAGGAAGTGAGCCAGCTCCATCGCTTGATGGCGGAGATGCAGGCGACGCACAGCGCGCCAGCGCAGGCAGACACGAAATTTGATCGCCTTGTCACCCCCGAAGAGGAGAGCGACTACGGCTCCGAGTTCCTCGGCGTCGTGGGCAAGAAGGCGAAGGAAGAACTTACGCCGGAGATCAAGGCGCTGCGCGCCAAGATCGCGGAGTTGGAAGGGCGCGTGCAAGGTGTCACGTCTTCAGTCGTGCAGGACGCGCGGGAGAAGATGTATCAGACGCTCGACAGTCAGCTTCCCAACTGGCGTGAACTGAATAGCAATCCCGAGTTTTTGTCGTGGCTTAACTTGCCAGACGCTTATTCGGGGGCTATAAGGAAGGAA